TCGCCGAAGGTGACGGCGGTGATCTTCACACCCTGGACCCGATAGTCTTCCCCGCTCGGGTCCCAGATGTCGACCTTCATCCCCTTCTTGAGCTGCTGGACGTTCTCGATCCCGCTGTCGGTGTAGGTGTTGTCACAGGTGACTGTGACCACGTTGGGGCTGCCGGCGTCGGCGGCCTCCTTCACGCGCGCCACGGCGCCGGACTTGTTGCCGGCGCACGAGACCTCCAGCAGGTTGTCCCAGTCGCGCCGCTGGTTCTTCAGCGCCAGGTCCACGACGTTGCCCCACGAGGAGGCCCCGCCCGTGGCCCGGTCCATCGCCTGCTTGCTCACGCCGGCCGTCACGATCAGCTCGGCCAGCGGGATGAGCATCTTCTCAAAGCCGACAGTCTCGGGCGCGGGCAGATCGTCGTTCTCCTTGAAGCCCTGGCCCGTGTAGGGGAAGTCGGTCTGGATCAGCACCTCGATGTACTCGCCGCGGAAGCTCTCGCGGTCGATGTTGTCCCGAAGCGCCTCCAGGAGCGGCACCTTCTGGATCGTCTCGGGCACGATCCGGCCGCTGGGGAAGTTCTTCATGTAGTTGTTGAGGTCGGTCAGGTTGACGCCGGCCGCCATCGCCAGCACGGCGACGCCTGCCATGACCAACAGGAACGTGAGCACGGTCTGTCCTTTCCGGTCGGTTTATCCGCCGGAACGCATGGCCTCCGCGGCCTGCTCTGCCTTGCGGACGGCGGCCCGCCGCTCGGCGGGCGTCATCTCGTCCAGGGACTTGGGGGCCTGGGTGGCCGGCGTCCCGTCGGACTTGACCTTGTGGGTCTCTGCGTACTGCTGGTTGTCGCGGACCTGAGCCGCGCCGAAGTGGGCAAAGAGCCGCCGGGCGGCGGCGAAGCCCTCCTTGGCGCACCCCTCGACGAGCTCTTCGCTGAGCTCCTCCCCGTCGCTGAGGCGCTGGGTGAGGAGCCGGTCGGTCCTGTCGAGCAGGATCCCGTCGAGGAGCTTGGCGTCCGCGTCCTCGAGGTCGGGGAGCACGGCCTTGCGGGCGTCGGTGACCATGCCCTCCACGACCTCCATCAGGTTGCCGAGGGCCTCGACGGCCTCGGCCTCCCGGCCCGCTCGGGTTCGCTCCTGGCTGTCGCGCTCAAGCCGCTCCAGCCGCTGGTCGCGGTCGTGCAGATGCTGGTAGAGATCGGGGCTCACCCAGGCGCCGTGGTAGCGCACGTTGCCGTCGGCGTCCCGCTCCAGCTCGTCAGGCGGGGTGCGCTCGGGCTTGGCTTCGCCCCGGGCTGCGCCGGCGTCGCCCCTGTCGTCGGGCGCGGCTGCCCGCCCCTCGCCGGGGTCGCCCTGGCTGCCACCCTGCAGCTCGCGCTCCAGTTCCTTGTTGCGCGTCTGCAGGGTCTTGATGACGCCCACCAGGCGGCCCGTCTCCTTGCGGCGCTGCTGGGCCGCCTCGCCGAGCGCCTTGTCCAGGTCAGGGGCCGCCTCGGGCTTGGGCTCGCCGCCCCCTTCGGGGGCCTGCTTGCCGGTCTTGTCTGCGGGCGGCTCGGTCTGCTTGTCGGCGCCGGCTGCCCCCCCGTCGCCGCCGTTGCCGCCCTTGCCGCCGTCGCCGGCGTCGCCCCCTGCGTCGCGGCCTGCGTCGCCGCCGGCGGCGGGATCCCCGCCGCTCTCGGCGAGCGCGAGCGCGACGCAGAGCGCCGCCACGAGCGCGATCAGCATCTCCAACATGGTCCCAACCTCCTCGCCCTGTCACGCTGGGCCAAGCGATGTCCCGGATGACGCGCCGGGTGCGCGAGCCCCGATGACGGCCGGGGCGGCCGAAACCAGAAGCCCGGGCGGAGAAACGAAGAGAGCCCCGCCCCCTTGGCCAAGGGTCGAGGCTCCGAGTCTCTCCGTGTCGGGCGCTGATGGGGCGCCCTACCGGGCTGCTATGCGATGGTCACTTGCGCCGACGCTTGCGCTTCGCTCGATGGAACTCCGCATTGGCGCAGGCGTAGAACTTGTCGGCGTCCTTCTCGGGCGAGTATCCCTGCTCCCGGCAGCGGGCCTTCGCCTGCTCCCAGATCTCCTCGTCTCTCTGGGTCTTCACGAAGCCCGGCATGGCCGCCTATCCTCGGCGATAGCGCGCGAAGGTGCGGGCCAGGCTGGCGCGCCGTTTCGTCTTGGTGCTGGCGCGGCTTCCCTGCTTGAGCACTTTGCGGGCGTACTCGAGTACTCCCATCCCGGCCCGCTTGGCCTGGGCGGCGAAGGCGCCCACCGTCCCCCTGCGCTCCATCTCCTGCTTCACGCCCTGCATCCATTTCCGGGCCATGAGTCGCTCCTACGGTCCGAGCTCGAAATGCAGCGCCAGGCACTGCTCGTGGTAGAACTCGCGCCAGTGATAGTGCGTCCCGGCGGCGCCCACCACCACGCCCAGCACCAGGGCCAGCAGCAGCACCAGCCCCCAGTGGGTCAGCACCCACTGGTTCACGCGGAAGAGGAGCCGCTCGCTCAGGCTCATGGCGCCGCCTCCTCGGCTGGTGCCTCGGCCGCGGCCTGCTCGCCGGTACCGGTCAGCGCCTCGGCCTGCGTCTCCTGCACCTGCCGGGCCAGCACGAGCTGGTCGAGCCGGGCGTCGGCCTCGACCAGCGCCGTCACGGCGGCGTAGCGGTGGAGCCGGCTCACCACCTGGCGCAGGTCGTTCATCGAGAGCGGCGCCAGCATCTCGTCGATCTCCTCCTCGATGTCGGGCAGCCCGCTGTGCAGCAGCGCCGTCAGCTTCGCGTACATATCCTCGACGTTGGCGTAGGGACCGAAGAGGCCGCGCTCCACCTGGTCCTGCCGGAGCTGGGCGCGCTGCGCCTCGGTCATCATGGGCACCGAGCGCGCGATCACGTCCTCGGTGTTGCGCAGCTCGCTGCCGAAGAACGAGCGCACCCGCACCCGGTCGTTGAAGCCCACCACCCGCACCATGCGCGGCACCCGGTAGTGGTTGCGGGCGAGCAGCATCTTGTGGCGGGCGACCTTGCAGTGGGCCTGGTCGAAGCCCGAGCGGAAGAGCGTGAGGCCGGCGACGTCCGCCTCGCGCAGCAGCATGACCGCCGTGGCGGTCGTGGCCTGGGGCGGGTTCTCGCCGATCGAGGGCTCGCGGATCCCGGCCGCGTGCATAAGGCTGTTCCAGAGCTGCTGCTGCAGCTTCTCGGCGTCGCTGGTCTTGAGGTCGTAGCGCAGGAACTGGAACTCCTCGATCCCCGTCCCCAGCCGGATCCGCTTCTGGCCGGTCTCGGGGTCCACTTCCTGGGTGATCTCGCCGCTGCCTCGGGTCGCCATGTCGCCGCGGAGCTGGCGGTTCTTCAGCTCCACCAGCTGGCTCGTCGTGGTGTTGATCTCGATCTGGAGCGGGCGCAGGGGCGTGATGAAGGGGAGCGGGTAGGCGCGCGCCGGGATCGGGAACCAGTCCAGCACCACGAAGGGCATCTCGCCCTCGGGAAGCTCGGCCTGCTGCAGGAGCACTCCGTTGGCCCAGACCATCATCCGGCCCCGGGGATAGCTGGGCGTGGGCGCCGCGTAGAGCCGCTTGAGGATGGCGGCGTTGTGGCGCTTCGGTGCGCTGGGCGCGACGCTGTCCTGCAGCCCGACGGCCGCCAGCAGCTTGTCCAGGGCCCGCACCGACTCGGCGTGCTCCTCGGCCTCCACCTTCTTGCCGTAGAGGTCGCCGATCTCGTCGGTGCTGCGCACGTCGGAGACGATGATCCAGCTGGGGCGCTTGGAGTTGTCGTCCCAGGGGCACTGGTGCCAACGGAAGGGGTTGAGGGTAGCCGTGCTGATGTCGCCCAGTCCCGGCACCCACCCCGCCTCCGTGCGGCCGGGGGCGTCGGGATCCCAGCGCGTCTCGCGCAGGGTGCGCCCCGTCATCATGCACCACAGCGTCTCGTGGAAGCGCACCTGCGCCTCGTCGTCTGCCTCGTAGCGGGCGCGCAGGAAGTCGGTGCCGACCGCCGCCGCCTCCACGTCCATCTCGTCCTGGCTCGCCGGGACGGCGATCTGCCGCGCCAGGTTGTCGCGCAGCGCGGCGGCAGCCTGCCGGGCCAGGGCGTAGATCTGGTTGTTGACGATCTTGACCTTACTCTGGACCGGCCGCACCACGATCCGCCCGTAGCGGCGCACGTCCTCGGCGGCCTTGCTCCACTGCTCGCCGGCCAGGAAGAGGATGTTGGTGTACCAGTCCGACTCGTAGCGCCGGCGGGTGGCGTCGGCCGCCTTGTAGAGCTCCTCCAGCCACTCGACGATCGCGTCTTCGCTCTGGCCCTCCTGCGCTCTGACGAAGGGGAGCTTGAGCCTCATTCAGCCGTCTCCTGCGGGGGCGATTCCTGCTGGAAGAGCCGCCGCCCGGCAGACCGGGCGCGCGCGTGCAGCAGGTCCTCCTGCTCGTCGGGCTCCAGCCGGGTGAGCTCCTCGACCGTGGGCGGTGGCTCGGCCGGTGCCGGCGCCGGGATCGGCGGCCGTTCGCGGTGCCGCTGGTAGTCCTGCAAGGTGCCGGCCTGGATCCGCTCGCAGAGCTGGCGGCGCTCGGCCGCTGCGGCGTGCGCGTCCAGGCGCCGTAGCACCGTCTCGGCGACCCAGGCCACGAAGAGCACAGCCGCCAGGAGCTGCCAGGCCAACTCGCCACTCATACCAGGTACTCCTCGCTCTCGCGGCCGGCGTCGCGGATCCGCTGCCGCAGGGACTTGACCCTGCGGGTGTCGGCCTCGGGGATGTCGGCCGGCTCGGGCTGGGGGGCGTCGAGCGGGAAGACGGAGGAGCCGTAGCGCAGGGCGGCGATGCGGTGGAACCGCTGGTGGTCCTTGATCCGCTGCGTGGGCTCGCCCGCCTCGTCCAACTCCCGGCTGTAGGTTCCCAGTTCGCTGCGCAGGTCGGTGAGCGTGTTGAAGAGGAAGAGCCGGCGCGTCTTGAACAGGCCGTTGACGCGATCGATGCCGGCCTCGACGTCGGTGATGCCCGGCAGGCCGATGGGGCACCCCGCGTCCTGCCAGTCGCGGCGCTGCTGGTCTTCGCTGGGCGCGCCGCCCAGCCAGTGCCGCACGGGATCGCGGTACTCCAGCGCCTGGCGCGCCCACTCGGGGCCGGTGTGCTCGCCGCCGGCCTGCACGCGATAGATGAAGTAGCGGCCCGTGGGCACGGAGCGGCGCACCCAGTCCCGGTCGCCGACCACGAAGCTCTCCTTGTCGGGGACCTTCTCGCGCGGCGCCATCTCCTCGGCGATCCAGACCAGGGCCGTGTTGACGGGCCCGAAGTCCACGCCCACCGTTCGCATCCAGTGCGCGGGGATCGTGAAGGGCTCCACCAGGTGAACCGTCTCGTCGTAGTCCTGGAAGATCAGGCCCGCCGGGCGCGTGAACTTCCCCTGGTACTTCATCTCGAACTTCCAGCGCGGCAGCAGCCGGCGCGCCCGCTCGTACTCGGTCCGCGAGAACGCGGGGTTCATCGTCGAGTCGAACTGGATCACGTCGTAGTCGCGGTCGCCCCCCACCCAGCGATCGTGCACGTCGAGCTTGAGCCAGCCCAGGTTGTAGACGGTGGTGGTGAAGAGGCAGCGGCCCTGCGCCAGCGAGAGCCGGCGCTGCACCGCCTCCCAGGCGTCCACCGTGAAGTCGTCCTGCCCGGCCTCATCCAGCCAGGCCGCCTTGGCTGTCGCCGACTCCAGCCCGCCCACGGCGCGGGCCGAGCGCAGGATGATGCGCGTGTCGCCCGTGTGGCTCTCGATCACCCGGTCGCCGGCGCGGTAGTCGCCCCAGTTGAGCGCGGTGCAGAAGACCCACTTCATCTCGGGTAGCATCTTCAGCTTGAAGAGGTCGTAGCTCGCCGTGACCGCCAGGTAGTCACCTGGGCCACGCCGCTTGATCTCGCGGTAGAGCCAGTGCGGCCCCCACGAGGTCTTGCCGCTCTGGGTTC